GAATGTCAGGTCAGGGAGGATGTAATGGAAGGTTTTAAATAACCTTCCGTTTTTATTTTTTTTTTTTTTTTTTTTTTTTTTTTTTTTTTTAAGGCAGGGTGAGTGACGAGCGTTGATCAAGCAGCGACTTTGCTGCTACCTTCCTCTTGTTATTCTTATTATACATCCGCACCACCAACACGCAACTGCAATTAACAATCATTTAACATTTGACCTTTCCTTATTTTCTTAATGTTTGAGTCGTCCTTTTATGGTATATTAAATGAGTACTGAATCTGATCTTGAAAAATGATCAACCGTATTGAATCAGGTCTATTAGGATACACCTTTTGGATAGACTTCGATGGTGAATTTATGTCTGCCCCTACCTATAAGTTGGGCGGTCATGACTGGGACTGTGAGTTGCCTGTGTGTGACTGGGACATGATAGACGATGAGTGGTTAGGATATCCACCATGCTACAACGCCAAGGAGCAAGTAGAAGGAATTCGCCAAGCACTTCTAACACTTGAGAAGATTAAAGGCACAGACGAAAATGAGATAGACAGGCGTGAGCGTTTGGCACAGCGTCAGAGCGAAGGGAGGTCTTACTAACACGGTTTTAATCATTTCTACAGATTTGGGGGGTTACATTTTCCCCCCTTATCCTATACAATAAGTACATACCAAACAAAGGAACCAGCATCATGACTGATCAAACTTACAACGGATGGGCAGACTGGACTACATGGAACTGTGCCTTATGGATCAACAATGATCAATGGTTATACGACATCGCAAAAGAGTGCGTAGACTATAAAGAATTCCTTCACGAAGTTCTCTACATGGTAGGCATGGAGAACGACGCAACCCAAGACGGGGCAGACTGGGGAGAGGCAAACCTTGAGGAGATGGATGCCTTAATTGCTGAGATCCAAGAGACACCACAGGACTGGGCGGTGCGTACCTTCAGAGGTATTAAGATCAGATACAACTACCTAAAGTATGGCAACGCCTTCCATTAGGTAGACGTATTGGGGGATAACAGTTAGCGGAGTGCCTTAATGGTCAGGCGTGTCAACCCCCAACGACTACCACTTAGTAGACGTATGCCAGTTTTGGCAGTGTCCCGCCTTCGGGCGGTTCGCCCCCCCGTCGCCCTAAAAACGCCTAACTACCCTAACCTACAAAGTGTTACGGAAGCGAGAACAATATTACAATGAAACTCAAATTTTTTTTCGCTGTTAAAAAACGCCCACAGGGTCACTTGCTAATTATTCAAAAGTGATATATAATGGAAAAAAGAATACCACATAATGCAAAAAAATCCCGCACATGAAATACGCCCCGTAGAAGTTGATACAGTAACTGGTGAATATCTTATAAGAATACCAGAATGGGTTGTGAATGACCAAGGATGGTACGAAGACACGGAACTAACCTTTAAGACTGATGGCGATGAACTTATCATTACAGAATACAACTAGTACCTATCACATATACTTAAGAGGAGAGTGTCTCTTCAAAGATCTTGATGAGTATGAATTTAATATTATATGGGGAAGAATATATCAGTCATATTTTAGAGATGAATTAACTTATGAACAAATTGAACTTGATAATGGTATAGCAGAAGATGCAAGTTACTGAAGATTTTTTACAAGAAGAGTATTACGATCATTTAAATGAGATAATAACATCTACACAGTTTCCTTGGATGTTTCAGAAGAGAGTAGCAAATATAGAAGAAGATCCTGAAGAAGATTTAAATCATTATTATTTTGTACATAGTTTATTTTTTCAGAATAAAATAGAAAGCCCCCTCTATGATGACTTCCTGTATCTGTTTCAATCTTTGAATGTACAGTTTTTACATAGGGCAAGGGTATTGATGTTTGTCAATCAGGGAGAACAGTATATACATGATAGACACGTAGATCATACAACTAACTGTAAGACAGCATTAATCTATATGAATACTAATGATGGGTTTACTGATTTTGAAACAGGTGAAAGAGTTGAAAGTGTGAAAAATCGGTTGTTGCTTTTTGATGGGTCAATTCCTCACAGTAGCTCAACACCCACTAATACCAAGGAAAGGTTACTGTTATCCGTAACGTATATTTAAGTTGACTTCTCCTACATAATGAGATATAATATTATTATAACATTACGTAGGTTATGGCAAAAGGATTTACAGTTAAAGCGAAATCCCCAGTGGTACAGAAAGAACCAGAGTGGGATTACGATGCAGCAAGAGAACTCGTTAAAGGAAAGACAATAGTATTCTGTCTACCAGGTCGTGGAGTATCATACACATTTTTGAAAAGTTTTGTACAGTTATGCTTTGATCTTGTCCAAGCACAGGCTTCGATACAGATCTCCCAAGATTATTCGTCAATGGTCAACTTCGCTCGGTGCAAGTGTCTCGGAGCAAATGTATTAAGAGGACCAGACCAATTACCTTGGGACGGTAAGTTACCATATGACTATCAGTTATGGATCGATAGTGACATTGTATTCAACACTGAGAAGTTTTGGCAGATCGTTCTAATGGATAAGGACTTAGCTGCTGGTTGGTATTGTACAGAAGACGGCAAAACCACCTCGGTAGCACATTGGCTTGAAGAAGATGACTTCAGAACAAATGGAGGAGTGATGAATCACGAAACCATCGAAAGCATCTCGAAAAGAAAGAAACCATTCACCGTAGATTACACTGGTTTTGGATGGTTACTTATTAAGCATGGTGTATTTGAACATAAAGAAATGCCTTATCCTTGGTTCGCTCCAAAGATGCAAGTCTTTGAATCGGGTGAAGTACAAGATATGTGTGGAGAGGATGTTTCATTCTGCCTAGATGCGAAGGAGGCAGGGTTTGAGATCTGGTGTGATCCTCGTGTTCGTGTAGGTCATGAGAAGACTAGGGTGATCTAATGACTCGTTATAATATTCTAATTGATGGTAAGGTAATCCACGAGAACCTTTCTCAAGATGATTATTTTAACAAGATAGAGGATTTGGCACAAGATTTTTATATCGATGGTATGCCAGATCCTACCTCAATTACAACGCAATTTATTGAAGATTAATTATGGCAACAAGAACTGGTATCAACGGAAATGTATTCGTAGAGGCAATACCGAAAAAGTCTCGTCAAGGACAAGGTAAACATACAAAGTATTCCGCTACTTCACGAAATAAAGCAAAGAAAAGGACTAGAGGGCAAGGGAGATGAATCAATCTCCCTTTATTAATGCTCATACGGATCATGGTAATTTTATATCCGAGTATCAATGTAATATAGATTGTGAGCAATATATTGATTACTTTGAACAAATGACTGAAACTGGGGGTTTAGTACAACCTAGATTGAATCCCCTACAGATGAAAGATAGCTCAGTCTATGTTCATAACCATATTCATGATAATATCATGTTCCAAGTATATAATGATTGGAATCGTCTATCATGTGAAGCACTGCAACATTATATGTCTAAGTATGATGTGCTAAAAACAAGGGAGTTTGAGCATAAAACATGTAAGATACAAAAAACTAATCCATCTGAAGGGTTTCACCAATGGCATTATGATGGTGATGGTAAAGATTCATACTCTTCTTTTAGGCAATTAGTAGTAATGATATATCTAAATGATAATTTTGAAGGTGGTGAGACAGAATTTTTGTACCAACAAGAAAAAATTACCCCAAAAAGGGGAAAATTCTTGATTTTTCCTTGTAGTTGGCCTTGGACACATCGTGGAAACCCTCCAATTGGCGGTTCAAAATACATAATTACCTCTTGGGTTGAGGAATTTCCACTAAATTCACATAGTTTTAAAGAATAGGTATAAATAAAGAGAGATAATACTAAATAAACCATTTAGATGGCCGTTAAACGTAAGTCTAGATCATTTAAAGATATAAGTTTTTCCTTCGTTCCTCATCCAGTGACGAAGGATTTGCCTGTTTTGATTAATGAACGTGCAATTGTAAGGTCAGTTAGGAATATAGTAGAGACAATACCTACCGAAAAGTATTTTAATCCTATTTTTGGGACTGATGTGCGTGATTCTTTGTTTGAGAACTATACAAATACCACTGTAACGGTAATTAGAGACCAAATTAAGACCTCAATTAACAACTTTGAACCCAGAGTAGAGAATGTTGCTTGTGATGTTAAAGGATTACCCGATTCAAACACATTTGAAGTTACAGTTTTCTTTGACATAGTAGGTTTAGGACTACCAAAAATATCATTTTCCTTTTTATTAGAACCAACTAGGTAAAATAATGCCATATACCCAATTTACAAGTCTTGATTTCACTCAAATTAAGGCAGAAATTAAAAAATACCTTAGATCAAACTCTAATTTCACTGATTTTGACTTTGAAGGGTCTAATTTTTCGGTTTTAATCGATACTTTAGCATATAATACGTATATTAACTCATTTAACGCTAATTTGGCAACAAATGAGGTATTTTTAGACTCAGCAACCATAAGAGAAAACGTAGTTTCGCTGGCAAGGAACATTGGGTACGTTCCAAGATCAAAAACTGCAGCAAAGGCAAGAATAAATTTCCAAGTTAAAATTGTAGATACCAATGCTGAAATATCTCAAATAACTTTAAATGCTGGATTGGTCTGTATAGGTACTGCAAACGATACTTCTTATAGATTTTCCACTTTAAGACCATTGACACAGAGAGTTTACACTAATTCTGCTGGTGATAGAGTGGCAGACTTTGATTTAGAGGTTTTTCAAGGTACATATGTTAAAAATAGTTTTGTAGCAAATACTTCAGTTGATTCAAAATACATATTAGATAATTCAAGCATCGATACTTCAACAATTATTGTTAATGTATCTGATAGTAATAATACTCTTGGATCAGAATATTCAAAAGTTGATAATATACTCAATTTGAACAAAGATTCTAAGATCTTTTTAATACAGGAAGTTCAAGATGAAAGAGTTGAGGTATTATTTGGTGATGGTTATTTTGGAAAACCCATAGAAACTGGGCAAAAAATTACTATAGAATATTTGATTACTAATGGGTCAGAAAGTAATGGTGCTTCTTCCTTCGATTTCCAAGGAACATTTAGTAGAACTGATAATGGTGGATTAGTTAGACCATCCACAGTTGTTAACGTAACAACCACTCAGAGTGCCTCAAGTGGCACGGAGATCGAAGATTTATCGTCTATTAAGTATTTGGCTCCTAGACTATATTCCGCACAGTACAGGGCGGTTACACCCAGAGATTATGAGGCTATAATAAAGTCAATTTATCCTTCAACAGAGTCAATTGCTGTTGTTGGTGGTGAAGAATTAGATCCACCACAATTTGGAAAGGTTAAGATTAGTATTAAACCAAAAAATGGAACATTTGTATCTGATTTTGATAAACAACAAATAAAAAATAAATTAAAGAATTACTCTATTGCTGGTATTGATTCTGATATTGTTGACCTTAAGATACTATATGTGGAAATTGATTCAAATGTTTACTACAACACATCAGCAATTAGTGATGTTACTGGTTTGAAGACTACTATTCTAAGTTCATTACTATCATATTCTAATACAGTTGATATTAATAAGTTTGGTGGTAGGTTTAAATTTAGTAAAATAAACCAATTAATAGATAGAGTTAATGAAGCAATAACTTCTAATATAACGAAAGTAAAAATTAGAAGAGATTTAAAGGCACTTTTAAATCAATTTGCACAATATGAGTTATGTTTTGGTAATCAATTCCATATCAATCAGGCAGGGTATAATATAAAGAGTACTGGATTTAAAATATCTGGTTGGTCAAAATTGGTATATTTTACTGATATACCAAATACAGACGATAAAGGTAAATTGGATTCAAGTGGAAAAGGTGTTATTTGTATTGTTTCTAAAGATGATAAGGAGGAATTGAAGATTGTAGCAAAAGATGTTGGTACAGTTGATTATACCAAAGGTGAAATAATCATCAATACAATTAATATTACATCTACAGTAGCTGCCAATAACTTAATTGAGATACAGGCATTCCCTGAATCTAATGATGTTGTTGGGTTAAAGGATTTATACCTAAGTTTTGACGTTTCAAATAGTTCGATAAATATGTTCAAAGACGTAATTGCTTCGGGTGAAGATGTTTCAGGTGTTGTGTTCACAAGAGATTATTACAGTTCAAGTTATTCTAATGGAGATCTAGAAAGGAAATAGATATGAGTTTAGAATTCGAGAAGAGAGTTCAGGTCAATAAGATCATAGAAAGTCAGTTACCAGAGTATCTGGTTGCTGATTTCCCTCAAGCTGTTGAGTTTTTTAGACAGTATTATATTTCTCAAGAATATCAAGGATCTAGTCAAGACCTATTAAGTAATCTTGATCGTTATATCAAGGTTGATAATTTAGTTCCAGAAGTTATTACAGGTAAAACTACATTAACTTCTGATGTTTCAATTACAGAAACTACAATTACCGTAGATTCTACTAAAGGATTTCCTGCTTCATATGGTCTTATAAAGATTGATAATGAAATTATCACATATACTGGAAAGACTGATACTACATTTACAGGATGTATTCGTGGGTTTAGTGGTATAACTGGATATAGAGTTGGTATATCAACTTCACTTGATTCTGTAAATAGAGAAAATTTATTATTTGAAGATACTAATGCTGCTTCTCATACAACTGCATCTACAGTTACTAACTTAAGTGTTCTATTCTTACAGGAATTTTATAAAAAATTAAAGAAAACTTTCCTACCTGGACTAGAAGATAATACTTTTGCAGAAGGTTTAGATGTTGGTAACTTTATTAAAACTGCTAGATCATTCTATCAATCAAAGGGAATTGCAGAATCTATAAAGATTTTATTTAAAGTATTATTTGGTGTAGAAGCAAATGTAATAGATTTAGAAGAACGTTTAATAAAACCATCAAGTGCTGAATATATTCGTAGGGAAGTTATTGTAGCAGAAGGTATCAGTGGTGATCCTTCTAAGTTAGTTGGTCAAACAATATTTAAATCGACAGATTTAGAAACCAATGCTTCAGTATCGGAAGTAGAAATTATAACAAGAGATAATAAAACATACTATAAAGTCTCATTATTTGTAGGATTTAGTGATAGAGATCTTATACAAGGTATCTTTACTATACCAGGTAAATCAAAGGTATTAGAAGAAGTTGAAAAAGACTCTACAATAGTTCCAGTTGATACAACTATTGGATTTGATCAAAGTGGTACTTTTATTGTAGAGGATGTAGATTCAAATAAACAAACAGTTGCTTATGAATCTAAGACAGTTAATCAATTCTTTGGTTGTAGTGGTATAACCAATAATATAGGAATTGCTACAGATGTAAGATCAAATGAAACTATATTTGGTTATGAAGATGGTGATTTATCTAAGAGGGTTGATTTAAGGATTACTGGTGTAATTTCAAAATTTGTTCCAGATGGAGATGTTTCACTTGTCACCGAAGGTCAGGAAATATTAGTAAAAAATGTTGGAGAGATTGTATCAAATCCAGAAACAACTCAAACATATAAGCAAATTTTTACAAACTCTTGGATTTATAATACTAGTTCTAGATATCAAGTGTCTGGTAGTGTTTCTAATAACACTTTTGTCTTATTAAGTAAGATTGATAGGTCTAGTTTAAAAATTGGTGATAGTTTTGATATAACACGTAGAAAATCAAATAAAAGAGTTGGTGGTGGTATAGTTAAGAGAATAGATACTGATTATTCATTTACTGCTGATGGTATTAACTTTATACCCAATGAACCAAGTCCTCTTGGTGATTATGATATAAGGAGAAATCTACAGAAAACAACTTATAATTCTGCCAATCAAGTTGGAATTGCTTTATCTGATAGTTATCAGAATGTAGATGGAACTGGAAATGTTTTATCTGATATTTTAAACGTATATGTTGATGGTGATAAGTTTGGTTATGTTGCTTCAAACTCATTACCAAGCACACAAATTGATGTAGAACCTGTTAGTTCTTCACAGCAAGGAACAGGTCTTTCAGCAGATACAATTGCTGGCATATCTACAGTTAAATTTGCTGCTGAAACTAAATTCTTTACTGGAGATTCTGTAGTTTATACAACATCAGACTCTTCAAAGGCATTTAGTGGTTTAACAGAAGGTGAATCATATTTTGTTAGAGTATTGGATGATAAGAAGTCAATAAAATTATATTCTAGTATTAATGCTATAGAAACAGATCAGTCAATACTTATCAGTTCACCTACTCAACAGGCACAACCATCTGCTGCGATAATAGCAACACATACCTTTACTATTGCAGATCAATATAATAAAAAAATCGTAAAAAATCCAATTTTAAGAAAGTTTCCTCTTAGTCAGGATTTAAAGATTACAACAAAGAATGAAAAACCAGCAAAAAATATTGGATTATTAATAGATGGTACTCAAATAAGAACTAATACTTCAGTAGATACCGTTTCTTACGGTACAATTGAACAAACTGAGGTATATAATTCGGGAACTGGGTATGATATTGCCAACCCACCAAAAGTTGTAGTTGAAGGAATTGTTGGTATAGGTACAACTGCTTTAGTTGAACCAATTATTAAGGGTTCTGTAGAAGAAATATTAGTAGAGGAACAGGATTTTGATGTTTCTAAAGTATTATCAGTAACACTAACAGGTGGTAATGGTAGAGATTGTTTCTTAGAACCTGTTACTGGACCTAGATTTAGAGAAGTTGAGTTTAATAGTAGAGATATATTCTTCAATGGTGGATTGGATATACAAGAAGAGACTATTACATTTACAGGTAAACATAATTTTGTAAATGGTCAAAAGGTATATTACAACAATAATGGACAAAATCCAATTGGAATAACTGCATTTAAAGAAGCAAGTACAAATGTAACAGAATATCTTGTAAATGGAGCACCATATTTTGTTAGAGTTATTAATCCAACTAGAATTTATCTATTCAAAAGACCTGATGATGCCTTATTTGGTGTAACTGGTATTAATACAATAGGATTTTCTACAGCAACCACTGCTGCTGGTTTCCATAAATTTAGAACAGAATCCAAGAATACTTTAAGATCGGTTAAAGTATTGAATCCTGGTCAAGATTTTCAATATAGGAAATTACCAGTACCATCTTCAGGTATTTCAACTTCTTTTGATACTATAAACTTTAAGAATCATGGGTTCAGAACTGGTGATATTGTTGAATATTTGACTGATGGAACCTCAATTGAAGGTTTAACTGTATCCACAGGTATAACATCAACCACAAATTTCTATCATGCGTTAAAAATTGATAATGATTCTTTCAGGTTAACAAATGCTGGAATTGGAGCAACAACAAAAGTTGATATTCAAAGAGGAAAATATATTAATTTAATATCTCAAGGATCTGGATATCAGATATTTAAGTATCCTGATATTGAAATAACAGTAAATGCTATTTTTGATAATGAAATTGGTGGATCATTTGATGGTAAACTTACTCCTATAGTTACTGGTGAGATTATTGGAACCTATACTTATGATCAAGGATGTAATTATGGATCTACTATCATTAACCATAAGTCTTCACCATCTGTTGATATTCAAAATGGTAAAGATGCTGAAGTAGATACTGTAGTAGAACGTGGAAGATTAATAGATGTTATAGTCAAAAATAAAGGTGATCAATATAATTCACTACCTATTCTAAAAATAGATGCTACAGAAGGTAGTGGTGCTATATTAAAACCAATAATATCTGATGGTAGATTGCAGGATATTATTGTTATTAATCCAGGAATAGGATATTCTAGTACAGGAACTAATGTTTACGTAGAACCTAGAGGAAAAAATGGTTTACTAAACGCTAGAGTAAGAGAATTGGAAATTGACAATATTAAGAGAGAAAATGATGTACATTTAGAACCAGTAGGTGATAACGACTTATATTATGGTGTTAATAGTTACTATCAGAAGTTGAGAGAATCTTTTAACGATTCTGGTGTAGACGCAACTACTGGAATAGGAACTCATTCTCCTTTGATTGGATGGGCATATGATGGAAATCCAATATATGGTGGGTTTGGATATTCTGATCCTGATGATATTAGTCAAGTAAAACGATTAGAATCTGGATATAGTATTGATACTAATTGGTTTGATAGACCAAATGAAGAAAGTGGTTTCTTTATTAAAGATTATGTATTTGACGGTAGTGGTGATTTAGATGAGTATAATGGTAGATTCGGTAAAACTCCTGAATTTCCTAATGGTGTTTATGCGTACTTTGCTACCTTAGATACTATTAATAATCCAATATATCCATATTTCATTGGAAAATCTTATCGTTTACCATTTATTTCAGAAAATGATTACTTAAATCAATCTTTTGACTTTAATAGTTCAACTCTTTCTAGAAATACTTTACCATATAAAGTTAATGATAGATTTGCGGATAATGATTTTATAGTAGAATCAAATGAAATTATTAGTCAAAAATCTGTTGTAGAGTCTGTAACTAAAGGTATTGTTGATAGTTTCCAAGTTTTAGATGGTGGTAAAGGTTATAAGGTAGGAGATTTCACTACATTTAATAATGATGGTACTAACGGTAGTGGTGCTAGAGGACAAGTTGATAGAATAATTGGTATTGGTGTTTCCAATATTAAGACCCAATTAACTACATTTGAAAATGCTACATTTATTTGGAATAGTGCTAATGAAGTAACAGCACATTATATTCCAAAAATAGAATTAAATGATCAGGATACTGTATTAGTTTCAGGGTTAAGTACATCAAATTATGAACTTAACAATTCATTTAAAGTTGGTGTTAGCACTGATAGGATTGGATTAGCAAAATCAATGACTCTGAATAATAATTCAGGTGGAGTAACTGAGGACATTTATGTTAATAAGATACCAAATACAGTTGCTATTGGAGGATCTTTAAGAGTTGGTGATGAAGTTCTTAAAGTATTAAACTTATATGAAGTAGAAAAGATAATAAGAGTTCAAAGATTTAATACTGGTATAGCTCATACATTTGGATCAAGTATAGATGTATTGAATAATCGTATTAGTATCCCAGTCAATTCTGATTATTTTGAATCTAGATTAGATGATTTAGTTTACCTCAATACAAGACAAGCAGTTGGATTGGGTACTACTAGTGGATCTGTTGTTGATTATGTTGTAGGTGAAACAACAAAGTCTGTAAATATTGCTCAACAAAGTATTTACTTACCAAATCACCCATTTACATCAGGACAACGAGTTAAGTTTTCAAAACCATTAGCTGCTACTTCTTTATTGGTAAGTAGGGATGATGACGCATCAAACCAATTCTATATTCCAGATCAATCAAGTGCTGTTTCTGAACTATATGTTATTGATAAAGGTCCAAATAATATTGGATTTGCTACTAATGTAGGTGCTGCAAAAAGTGAGAGTGGTTTATTCTTCTATGGTAATGCTGATGATAATTATCAATATTTGATTAAGTCTGATTATACTAAGTTGACTGGTAATATTGATAGGATAATATCAACTGTTACTACTCAAATAGGATTAGCAAATACTACAACACATGGACTACATGTTGGTGACATTATTGATTTGGAAGTAAATCCAAATACTGTAGTTGGATTAGGATCAACTGCCCCACTAACAGTCAGTGTTAATGAAACACATGCTAAATTGTTGATAAATTCACTTGGATTTGAAGGATCTGATGTTGATATTATAAAGAATCAAATAACAATATCTGATCATGGATTAAAAACTGGAGATAAAGTTTTCTATGAAAGTTCTGATCCTATTACTGGAGTAACTAGTTCTTATTATGTTAATGTAATTGATTCAAATAAAATTAATCTATGTGAAACTTTAAATGATTCTCTATCAGACGCTCCTCAAATAGTTAAATTTGATTCTGCTGGATCTGGGCATAGTATATCATTAATTAATCCACCAATAAGAGTAGTTAAGAATGCTAATTTAACCTTTGGTATGGGTTCAACTTCTTTACCTGGATATGAACTCAAATTCTTCTATGATAAAGAATTTAAAAACGAATTTAAAAATGCTACAAAATATGATCCATCAGAAAATATAGCAGGTTCATTCACAATTAGTGGTGTAGGAACAGTTGGTGTAGGAACATTTTTATCGAGTCCAAATGTTGGTGCTGCAGTATCAATTGGATTCTCTACAGCAGTTCCATCTAAATTATACTATGCTTTAGAAAAGGGTGGATATATCAGCACAGCAGATACTGATGTTCTTAATTACTCAGAAATTACCTTTGTTGATAGTTCATATTCTGGAGAATTTAGAGTTTTTGATGTTGATAATGAAACATTTAAAATTTCCCCTAGATCTGTACCAGAAGTTTTAACATATGAATCTGATCAGTGTGATGTATTAGAATATTCTAGTAAATCTAAAACAGTAAGCGGTGCTATAAAGAGTGTTAAATTAATCTCTGAAGGATTTAGTTATAAGAGTGTACCTGGATTTACTTCAGTTACTAGTGTTGATGGTGAAAATGCTAATATTGTTGCTTTATCAACTTCTATAGGAAGAGTTAATAATCTTAGAATAATTGATATTGGGTTTGAGTATTCTTCTGATAAGACATTAAGACCAGAAGCTTATATACCACCAATCGTTAGAGTTGATGATTTGGATGTAATTGAGAATATTACTATTATTGATGGTGGCACAGACTATCTAAATCCACCAGATTTAATACTGTTTAATCCAGAAAGTAAAGAAGTTGTTGATACCACTTCATTAGAATGTTTTGCTCCTTATCAATCAATATCTGATGTAAATGTTATAGCACCTATTAAAGGATTAAATTCTGTAAATCATAGGGTAATTGCTATTAACAATTCAAATGGAATTGGTATCGTTTCAATGACGACTAATGGCACTCTTGTCAGATGTGTTATGGAAACCCCTATTAATGGGTATGTAACACCTCCATTTGATGTTAATGATGAAATATTTGTTGAAGGCATTCAACTCTTTGGAGAGGATCCTGCTGGCATTGGAACGCAGCAATCATCTTCTGTTGGAGTTACTACTATTTCTGGTGATGGTTATAATTCATCAAATTATGATTATAGGTTCTTTAAAGTTACTTCTTATTCATCAGCAAACCCAGATGTTCTAGAATTTGATTTGGTAGGATTAACCACAAATCCAGGAATTGCTAAGACATATCAATCTGGTTATGCAAATGTTGTAAATCGTAATAACTATCCTACATTTGAAACAAACCAAAAGAGATCTGATTTTGCTTTAGGTGAAAATCTTCTTGTAAAAGAGGCAAATTCATTCGTAATCAAAGATATTATTGTAAAAGAATCTAGAGAAGATTTTATTAAAATACAAGGTCTTGATAGTTTAACTACTGGTGACAGAATAACAGGAGAAAGTTCTGGAACATCTGCTACTGTTATTGATGTAATTTCAAGTCCTGCAAAATTTAACGTAGATTTCTCAAGTATACAAAATCTTGGATGGAATGATAATATTGGTAAGTTAAGTGAAGATTTCCAAGTAATACCAAACAATGACTATTTCCAAAACCTTTCATATTCAATTCAGAGTGAAAAGACTTGGGAAGATTTTGTAGATCCAGTTAATAGGTTAGTACATCCTTCAGGTCTTAAAAACTTTGCTGATACTGTTTTAACAACAAATATAAATGTTGGTATCGGTAGTACATTCTTTACAACACCAACTTTGGTTCTTGATGTTGTAAATGAGAGAAGAGTTGATACTGTTAATAATTTTGATCTTGGTATTGATTTTTATCCTAGAGGTAGAAATTCTAAAACTATTGATTTCCAAAATGTAAAATTAACTGATTATACTAAGTGTAAAACTAATAGAGTACTATTACATGATGATATTAGTGGTAGATTCTCTAGTAAGGGAAGTCAGGATTTATTTACTGAAATTGAAGAAATAAATGCGAATTATGCTCGTTATTTTGTACAGATAGTTGATCCAGATAGTTTTGATGTTCAGGTTAGTGATCTAATTGTTTTATCATCAACTGATAATGCTTACTTATTAGAAAAAACAACCGACTTTACTGGTATTAGATTAGGAAACTTTGAAGCAGATGTAGATTTCTTTAATAGAAAGACTCTACAATTTACTCCAACTGAGGCATTTAATAAGGATCATGATATTAAAATAATAAAAACCTCATTCAATACTGATGTTGCTTCAACTGGTGTCAAAGATATTGGATCTGTTGAGTTAGTTGGTACAAATGTTTCTGTTGCTGTAGGTAGAACCACATTTAGTGGTAGTATTTCTGGAGATACTTTAACAACTAATGATTTTGACCTAACATCTAAGAAGAGAGTAAATGGTATTGAAATTAAAGATATTAATGGCAATACCATCCCTATTATTGGGGCAGGAACTACATTATCAGGACCAGGTGTTGCTGATAGGACTGAAATTCTAAATGTTGTTGATGCAAGTACTGCTAAACTTAGAATCGTAGATCCTACTAGTCCTACAAATCAACCAACTCTTGCTCCAATTCAAGTTCAAACATTAGCAAGTACTGATCAACTTGGATTTGTTGGTAGTGAAATAGGAAGACCTGCTATTCCTATTGGAGTTACTACTACAACTATTAGAGAATTTTCTGAAACTGATTGTAATGCTTTTTACGCAAATGTTGTTTCAAAGGATAATGTTACTGGAGAATTGGATTATACTGAGGCATTAGTTAATGTTCAAGGACAAGAGGTATCAATATCACAATTATATGCTGATTTATCTCAAGTATCATTCAGTCAAGTTGATAAAGGAACTGTTGGACTCTTGACCGCTAGTTATGATAGTGGAGTAATTAAGTTTGATTGTATTAATGAAAGAAATTCTGATTTAATAGTAAGTGCTAATATTGTTGGTTTAGGAACCACTACAGCAGGTATCGGTACATACAGATTTAACCTAGAAGGACAACCAGCAGGGGCAGAAAGAAGTGCTAGATATGAATCAACATATAATTCAACTACACTTGGTGTAGGGGTAACTGTAGCGTCTATAGACAGGGATATTGACAGTACTGTACGTTCAATTGTAAAAGTTAGTTATGGATCAGAATTTGCTATACATCAACCAATTCTTTTACATGATCAAAATAATGATGCAGTTACTGTTCAATACCCACATGTTGGAAGTCAGACTGGATTAGGAACATTTGGATCAGAAACTACATCCAATGATATAAATCTAATATTTTATCCAGATTCCTCTGTTACTGGTTTAGTAGAAGTTCAATCATTCAATGAAGTATTATATACATTTAACGATTTTGTCAATGAACCAACTCCATTACAGTTTGGTCCAGTAACTTCAGATCTTTTATTATCATCTTACGATGGAATAAACGGTACAAGAGGTAATAAAGTTAATTTCAATCTAACATATCAAGGAATTCCAGTATACAGTAAGAAGTTTAATCCCTCAGATAGTACTCGAATTATTTCAAGTGCTGGTGCTGGTACTACGTTTAGTATACCAAATCATTTCTTTAATACCAATGAAGAAATAGAATATGCTGCAGGATCTACATTCATTGGTGTACCAGCAGTTTCTGTAGGTATTGCTGCTACATTGGATGCTGATAGTAACTTAGTTACTACAATGCCATCTAAAGTATTTGTTAAAGTTAAGGATTCTGATTCTTTCCAACTCTTTAGTAGAAAAGAATATATTGAGAATGGTACTCCTATTGAGATAACCAGTAGTGGATCTGGTAATGCTCATAAACTTAATATGACTAAGGTTTTGAGTAAGACTGTCATTGGACTTGATGGAATTGTTCAGCAACCAATTACGTATACTTCTATAAAGCATAGTTTAACTAATAATATTGGTATTGGAAATACATTCGATAAAGATCAATTTGCTATAAGTGGTATTAGTTCAGTACAACCTTTAGATGTAATTAAAATTGATAATGAATATATGAAAGTGGAGCAAGTTGGATTTACAACATTAACAGGTGCTACTCCATTCTCTGCAATAAATTCAACTGATGGTGATATACCTGAAGTACTAGTAGCAAGAGGATCTTTAGGTTCTGCAAAAGTATCTCATGCTGCTAATGCTGAAGTAAGAATCTTTAGGGGATCATTTAACATTATTGATAGTACTGCTTGGTTCTTAAGTCCACCTAAAGGTAATACAAGAGCAAGAAGAAATGCTACAAACATACCTTATGTTAAGGCAGAATATAACGGAAGAACTTTCTTAAGATCAAATTATGATACCAATATGGTATTTGATGATATTTCAGATTCATTTACTGGAATAGGAAGAACATATACATTGACTGTTGGTGGTGCTAATACTTCCAGTGGAGTTAGTGTTGGAAATGGAATTGTATTCATTAACGGAGTTTTCCAAACACCATTAACATTGAATAATTTAGGTAATAATTATGAAATTGAAGCAAATGATACTACAGGAATTTCTAGCGTTACTTTTACTGGTATTAGTTCTGAGAACGGACAGTTAATACAATCCGAATTTGATATTAATCAAAATCAATTACCAAGAGGTGGTCTAATAGTTTCTATGGGATCAACTCCTGGTGTTGGATATGCTCCTTTAGTTGGTGCTAGACTTTTAGCTAATTCAACTAATGGTGTTATTGATAGTGTTGTTAGTATCGCTTCTTCGATAGGTCCTATTGGATCTGGTATTGAGACTGCTCATTATGATGCTGTAACTGGTATCATAACTGTTACCACTAATAAAGTTCATGGATTTGCTCTAGAAAGTCCAGAAACTGTTAAGTTGGAAGGTTTACACTTTACCTGCCCAACCTATGCGATTGGTACTCCTACTACTGGTACAACATACAATCCATCGACAGGTGATATGGTAATAACAATTGCTAATCATGGACTTAATAATGGCGATGCAATTAAGTTAGAAGAAGAGTCAATTACCTTTAGTTGTGGATATAATGGTGCTACTGGTGCTGCTGCTGAAAAGGCATATCCTAGAAAGACTGATCCTGCTTATGATAGGTATATGTACGTCTCTGACGTTACTACAAATACCTTTAAGGTAAATGTATTGTTTGGTGTAACACCGACCAATACAGACGCACATACATTCGTATCTGCTACTCCAAATGCTGTTCTTAGTTTAAATTATGTTGGAGTTACTACTTCAATATTCCAAGATCATGAAAGATCTCTTCCATTAGTTGGTGTATCTTCAGAAAGAAGTTTCCAAGTTAATGTTGGTATTAATAGTATTCCTCATACTTATCTGAAGGGCGGTGATGTATACGCATTCTATGATGAATTGACACCAGGATCTGGATATCGTGAACCAGTTTCTATTGGTGTTACTGATATTAATTATCTTCATAAGTTTATAAGTGCTAGTACAGATGCTATTACAGCATACACTGGTGGATTTATGGGACAGAATTTAACACCTTTGAAGGCAGATTATAATTCTGAAACTGGAGATTTATTATTGACAACAGAAGAGCATGGTATAGAAACAGCAAAAGATTTAAACATTAATACTGCTTCTTACAATGCTACTACAGGTGTTTTAACTGTTAGTGCTGGTTCAAATTACGATGTTAGTGATGCTACATATAACCCAACAACAGGTAATATGGTTTTGACGATTGGTACTCATACATTGACTACCAACGATAAAATTAAGTTAGCACCAAATTCAATCACATTTAGTTGTGGATTTGGTGGTGCTACTGGTGCTGCTGCCCAAAAATCATATCCTAGATCATCTGGAACAGGTAATCCTGGTGGAGGTGCTGATCCAGCATATGATACATTCTTAGATATTATTGCTGTAGATTTAGTCGAAAAAACAATTACTGTAAAGGTATTGTCAACAACTCCTTCTACAAATACTGATCCTCATACATTTGTTAGTGCTACTGCTGGAGCAGTATTTGCTCCAAGAGTATTCATTAATAATGAGCAAGTTAAATTTGCTGATAATGCGATTACATTTAGGTGTACTATGGATAATAATAGTACAGATCATGTATATCCAAGATCTACAGATCCAGCTAGAGGTAAATTCCTATTAGTTTCTAATGCTACTGCTACTCAGTTTGAAGTTAATGTTGGTACAAGTCCATTAGTTGGACATACACCAACTACTGGTACAACATATGATCCTACTACAGGATTGATGGTTCTTGAAATTGGTGCTCATAGTTTAAAGGCTGGTACAAGTGTTAGGTTAGAAGAAGAGTCAATTACCTTTAGTTGTGGATATAATGGTGCTACTGGTGCTGCTGCTGAAAAGGCATATCCAAGATCAAATGGTAATGATCCTTATTACAATACTGCCATTCCAATACAATCAGTAACTGCAACTACAATTACTTTACAGGTATTAACTACTGTACCTTCAACAAACACAGATGCTCACACATTTGTTAGTGCTACAGCAAATGCTGTTAAGTCTGGTGGTGGATATACTCACACTTACGCATCTTCTATACCAAATGCGGTAACTGCTACTAAATCATTGAAGATTGAAGAGAATTCTTTAATATTCAAGTGTTCAAAAGATAATTTTATTGGTACTCATCCATATCCAAGAGCAACTGATCCAGCATATGATACATTCTTACCTATAATTTCAGCCTCACAAAACACCCTATTGACTAATGTTGGTCCTGGCGGTGGTGGTGGAACAGGTGCTGTAGTTACTGCTATAGTTGCTCCAAATAGACATAAGTTTATCAATTCTATTGGTACTCATACTTTCGTCGATGCTATAAGCAATGCTATTGATGTGGGTGGTGTTAAGAGAGATGTTAACAATGCTGTTTATGTTCCAGGTACTGGATTATTGACATTAACAATAGGTAATCATAGTTTCACTACTAGTGATACAGTAACTATTGCTCCTAAAGCTTTAACATTTACATGTGATGCTGATAATCATGGATCTAATCATTCTTATCCAAGATCAACTGATCCAGCATATAATACTGCTTTAGCAATTACTGCAGTAACTGCTCAAAAAATAACATGTGATGTTGGTATTCCTCCACAGTATGAAAATCTAACTGCTGATGTTGGTGGTCCATTTACAACAAATGTAGCAGATTATGATCCTAAGACAGGAATCATGACAGTTACTACATCTGCTGCTCACGGATTTACTGCTTCTGAGGTTAAATCAACCTTGAGTGCTGTATATAATCCTCAAGTTGGTATTATGACAGTTACTACAACTACTGCTCATGGATTTAGTGATGGAGATTATGTAAAAATTGATCAAGATTCTATAGTCTTTACTTGTGAACAAGATTCATATAACTCTAAGCATAGTTACCCTAGAAGGAAGGATCCTATTAATTATAAGTGGGTTCAAATATCAAATACTACCACTGATAAATTTGATATACAAGTTCTAAGTTCTGTACCATCTACAAATATATCCTCACATACATTTGAATCATCTTTACCTAATAATATTCAAAAGGCGAATAATAGAGTTAAGTTTGATATTGGATCTTTAGTATTCCAGTGTAATAAGGATCAATATTCAACTAATCATTTGTATCCAAGAACAACTGATCCTACTTACAATGAATTTATTGGAGTAGAAAGTATTCTTACAACTAAGAAATTTACTGTAAATGTTGGTAAATCACCTGCAGGTACTGGTGGTGCTTTAGAATTTACTATTGAAAATGGTGGTTCTGGATATATTAACCCAGAAATTATAGTTTCACAACCTGTTTATGAAAATATGCCTGTTACTGGTGTTTCTAGATTGGGTATTGGAAAAACTACAGATACTGGTGAAAATTTACTACTTAACTTAAATGTAGGTTCTGCTAAAACCACTGTTGGTATAGGTTCCACTTTATTTGAAATTTCAGAGTTTAAAGTAGCAAGAGAGGGTCATTCATTTAAAGTGGGTGATAGATTCAAACCAATTAATCTAGTAACATCTGCTGAGTTACAAGAACCTTTAACTGAATTTGAATTGGAAGTTGTTCAAATATTCAATGATTACTTCTCAGCATGGCAATTCGGTGAAATAGATTTCATTGATACTATAAGAAATCTTCAAAATAATGTTAGAAAGAGATTCCCACTATTCTTTAATGGACAATTATTGAGTTTTGAAAAAGATGAGACTGATGTATTATCTGCCGATATTGATTTAAATTCCGTATTGGTAATCTTTGTTAATGGTGTATTACAAACACCTGGTATTGCTTATCAATTTACTGGTGGTGCTACATTTACATTTACTGAACCACCAGATACTGGTGATCAGGTTGATATATTCTTCTATCTTGGTCAAAGAGGGATTGATGTTGAAATAGTTGATATTCAAGAAACAATCAAACCAGGTGATGATTTAAGAATAAGACTGCATAATGAATTAGACACAGTATCTCAAAATAGAGATAGAACAGTCAAGGAGATTTTATCATCAGATTTAGTTGAAACTGACATTTATACTGGACCAGGTGTTAATGAAATTGACTTTAAACCTGTTGATTGGTCTAGACAAAAAGATGATAAGATTATTCAGGGTGAGATAATCAATAAAGATAGAGAGTCCATCGAACCTTGTGTATATCCTACAGCAAAAATTATATCTGATGTTAGTTCTACTTCAGGTATAGGTCTTGGTGTACAGGATGGTATATTTGTAGATGATGCTGAAATCTTCTTCTATGAGGAAGGACCACTTCGCCTTCCTAGTCATCAGAGATATAACATTACTGTTGACGCAGTTGATACTATTATGATGCCAGCAGAACCAGATTTTGCTCCTGCTGATGTTACTCTAGGATTAGGTAATAATGTTGGTACTGCTAATTCAGAAGTTACAACCTTCAATATTGCTAATGGTGGTAAAGGATATACAAGTATACCTTCTGTTAAAGTATCAAGTCCTGGAATTACTACTGTTAGTATAGGGGTAACTGCTACTGCTGAAGCAGTAATTACAAATGGATCAGTTTCGGGAATAACAATTACCAATTCTGGTCAAGGATACGATGTAGCACCTCAAATTATAATTGAGACTCCTTCTTATAAGACTGAAGATATTAACTTAATTAAGTTTGGTCAAGGTTTTACTGGAATTATTACTGGTATAGGAACTGCTGTTGGAACTGGTGGACATCCACTTGCTCTTGAATTCTTCTTTAATGTTACTGATGGTAAGCAAGCAAGTTTACTCCAGTCTGGATATCCAATTTTAATTAAGGATACATCAATAGGTGATGGTGTTACATCAGTAGATAGTCACGATACTTCTCTTGTTGGTATTGGTACAACATTCTTGGACAATATTTACAAAGTACATTCAATCACTGTTGCTGGTGATAAGATTGCTAAAATTAGATGTAATATATTAAGTACAACAAGTGTTGTTGGATTAGCATCTACTGGTCAATATTTACCTTCTAATACTGGCGTAACAACTTCTTTAGGTAAAATTACTTGGGGTAGATTGTATGGTGACGCAACAACTAGAGAAGCAAATCCAATTTCTATTGGTGTTACTGGTCTAACAATTGATGCTGGATTGTCCACATTCCCAACTATTCAAAGGAGAAATAATGTACAAGGTTCTGTTAAAGGATTGCGTAATACAGGTGCTCTTAGAATTCAAGTAATATAATGTCTATAAATAAAGAAAAAAAGTATATTTAAGATGCCAGCAATTGTAACAAACCAATTTAGGATTCTTAATGCTAGTAATTTTGTAGATTCAGTTGCAAACAATAACTACTATGTTTTTATTGGTCTACCGAATCCAACACCAGCCTCTATAGGTGGTGGTGTAAGCTCTGCATATGGTAGAAATGCTAATTGGGATGATGTGAGTAAAACTCCAGTACCCCTTGACAGTTTTTCTAGTAACTCCCATGTCGGGGATGTTATGATGTTTGGTAAAAAAATCCAAGCAAAGAATATAAGAAGAGTTATTAGACGGATTGATTGGAAGTCTGGTAATAGGTATGAAATTTATAGGGATGATTATACTATAGAGAATCCAAGTCCTATAAAAAGCTCTAGTAAATTATATGGTGCTGATTATTATGTAATGAATGAGGATTATAAAGTCTATATTTGTATCAGTAATGGTTCAACAGGCACAAATCCAAAAGGTAACGTTTCTTTAGACGAACCAACGTTCACTGATTTAGAACCTTCAAAAGCTGGTAGTAGTGGTGATGGATATATTTGGAAGTACTTATTTACAGTTTCTCCAAGTGATATTATAAAATTTGATTCTACTGAGTACATAGCCGTTCCTAGCGACTGGGATACAACAACAGAACCGCAAATAAGAGCAGTTAGAGAAAATGGAGATTCTACTGTAAATAGTAATCAAATTAAGCATGTTTACATTGATAACGCAGGTAGTTCTTATTCAACATTAACAGATCAAGAAGTCAATATTGTTGGCGACGGATCTGGTGCTAAAGCAAGACTTGATATAAATGCTGCTGGTCAAATATCAAATGTAACTGTTACTTCAGGTGGAAGTGGATATAGTTATGGAATGGTTGATCTAGATTCTGTTAATAATACTGCAGCAGGATCATCGGCAAAATTAATTCCAATTATTCCCCCAAGCAGAGGTCATGGATATGATATCTATCAAGAATTGGGAACTGATAAGATTTTAATTTATGCAAGATTTGATGATTCAACTAAAGATTTTCCAACAGATACTAAATTTGCTGTAGTTGGTATAGTAAAAAATCCAACTCAAATTGATGGTGTTACACCATTTACACAAACTCAATTTTCATCATTAAAGGCAATTATCTTTAAAGATAATCCAACTAGTAGTCAAGCAACTGAAAAAGTTACTGGAACTCCTGTAGTTGGTGAAATTATTGAACAAAAAAGATCTGATCTTAAAATAGCAAAGGCATATGTTGCTTCTTATGATAGCACAACAAAAGTACTAAAGTATTTTACTGATAGATCCTTAAATTATAGTTCAACTCAAGATCAAACCGATTATATTGGAGTATCAACTTCTGGTCGTTTTTATGATTTTGAGTCTGGTCCTGTTATTGAAGGACAAGCTTCTGGATTTAAGGCATATGTTAATAATGTTTATTCAGGGATTACAACTAATCCTACTGGAAATAAGCAAATTGATCTGGGATCCAACTTTGTAGATGGGTTCGCACAATCAGAGATAAATAAAGGATCAGGGGATTTGGTTTATATTGACCATAGACCTTTGATTGCTCGTAATTTACGACAAAAAGAAGACGTTAAAATCATCCTGGAATTCTAAAGTAAAATGCCCCAAAAGACTAATTTAAATATAAGTCCTTATTACGATGATTTTGATAAGGCGAAGAACTATTATAAGGTTTTGTTTAAACCTGGATACCCAGTTCAAGCAAGAGAATTATCAGGATTACAGTCAATTCTACAGAATCAAGTAGAACAGTTTGGTAATCATATATTTAAAGAAGGATCTATGGTTATACCTGGATCTGTTACTTATGATAATACCTATTTTTCATGTAAAGTAAACCCAGATCATTTGGGAATAGATGTTAGCATATATCTTGATGCTTTAATAGCAAATGGTGGAACTAGAATAAAGGGTCAAACTTCACAAATAGTTGGTAAAGTTATAAATTATATTTTACCACCAAAAGAGGGTGTTGATGAAATTACAATATTTGTAAAATATACTGAGTCTGATTCTAATGGTGTAAGTAATTTCTTTCCAAGTAATGAAATATTGATACTTGAAGAGAACATTACTTATGGAAATACAACATTAAATTCAGGAGATACTGTATTAACATTAGTTGCAGATAATCCAGTAGCTACTGGATCTGCTGTTGGTGTTGATCAGGGTGTATATTTTCTAAGAGGCACATTTGTTGATGTACCAAAATCAACAGTTATTTTAGAACCATACTCAAACAAACCATCATATAGAGTTGGATTTGAAATAGTTGAAGAAGTAATATCATCTAGTGATGATAGTACATTAAATGATAATGCTAAAGGATTTACAAACTATGCTGCTCCTGGTGCTGATAGATTTAAAATTAGCACAAAGTTAACTAAAAAAGCACTTGATGATTTTGATGATATCAATTTTGTTGAATTAGTTAGAGTTAAAAAAGGTGAAGTTAAAAAGATACAGAACTCTACTCAGTATTCTGAAATAAGAAAGTATCTTGCAAAGAGAACTTATGATGAATCTGGTAACTATGCTATAGATCCATTTAATGTTACTGTTCAAGATTCATTAAATGATGAGATTGGTTCAAATGGACTATTCTTATCTAATGAAAAGACGGATGAAGGTAATTATCCATCAGAAGATAAAATATGTGTAAAATTGTCTCCAGGTAAAGCATATGTTAGAGGATTTGATGTTCCTCTACCTGGTACTACAGTTCTTGATGTTGATAAACCAAGAGATGCTAAAAATATAAAAGCAGAGACAGTTCCATTTAGAATGGGAAGTCTTTTAAGAGTTAATAATACCTATGGTACTCCATATATTAGTTTAGGTGGTAAAGTTGGTGCTGTTGGTGTAGGTAATACTGTTACATTTTATAGTAGGAGAAAGGGGAGTAACGCTGCTCTTGAACCAAGAACTGATGTGGGTGCTGCAGTAGTCGGACAGGGTAGAGTTTATTCTTATGCTCCTACAGACGATACCTATAAGGGTGATACAACTGAATGGGATCTTTTCTTATATGATGTTCAAACATATACTGTTCTTCAAATAAAATCTGGGCAAGGTGGTTTAACATACCAATCAGAAACTTTAGCACCTTCTGGATCTAGAGTAAGAGGTATGAGTAGTGGTGCTATAGGTTATGTTGAAGATCATCCAAATACAAATGAAATAAATGTTATACAAACTACTGGACAATTTGTAGATGGTGAAACTATAGTATTTAATGAGAAAACCAGTACTGTGGGTGTTAATACATCAACAGCTTCTGTTGAAAAAGTTACTACTTACACATTAGATGATATAAAATCTGTGCATCAACCAAAGGATATTGGTGCTTTAGAAACAGCATTTAGTGCTGATTCTGTTTTATATCCAAGAACTTTACCTAATTTTTCTAAAACTGATCAACTTAATGTTGAGGATAATACTGCTAAATGTGCGAACAGAAGATTTTCTGGTCAAGTTGGTATAAAAACAGATAGTATAATATCATATTCAGTAGCTGGTACTGATGATCCAAAGTTTAATAGAGTTTCTACTATAGCAGCAGATGGTGTACAGTTAACTTTATCTGCTGAAGAGGACATTTCAGATTTATGTTCTGGTACTGTATTAAGTGGTGGAGCAAAAGCTGAATCGACATTTTCTGTAATGTCTCCTAAGATAATAAATTTAAATCGTTCTGGTTTATACAGTAAGTTACCTAAGAAAAATATATCTACACTCGATCTTGCCAATTCTACTTTAGTTGTTGGTCGTCAAGTAAAAGGTCTTACAGTTAATGCATCTAAAGCAATAACAATTAGTGCTCAAGCAGCAATAGAATCTTCTGGTGAAGGTGGTGGATTAGGAATTACTACAGCATATTTTGAACCATTTGATGCTGAAAGATATTCGATTCATTATGATGATGGTTCTATAGAAACTTTAAAATCAGATCAAGTAACTATCACTAATGGTGGTGCTAATATTACCTTTACTGGGTTAACAAAAGCTCAAAATACAAAGGCAGATGTTAATGTTACTTTAAAGAAATTAGGTCTTGCTAGTAGAACAAAAAATTATATTAGAAGTAGTCAGATTGAAGTAACAAATACTATTTCTGTATCCACAGAAAATTCAGGACTAACTCAAAGTAATGCTTATGGATTACGTGTTGAGGATAAAGAAATATCATTAAATGTTCCTGATGTTGCTAAAGTTCTTGGTATTTACGAATCTACTAATAAACTAACTCCAACTTTGGATGGTTTGGAATTTGTTTCTGGTTTAGATTTAGATACTAAAAGTTTTGTTGGAGAACAAATTGTAGGTGAAACAAGTAGAGCAATTGGTCAGATAGTTAATAGAAAGTCTGGTACAGTTGTAGAGTATGTTTATCTAAATGATAATAACTTTGTAAAGGGTGAAACAGTAACATTTAAAGATTCAAATATAAGTTCTGTAGCACAGAAGATAATTCCTGGTAGTTATGTTGATAGAACTTCAAACTACAATTTAGATAAGGGACATAGAAAACAATTCTCAGATTATTCTAGAATTGTTAGAACAGGTAATTCTACAAAACCATCTAAGAGATTATTGATTATTTTTGATAATTATGAAGTTGCTGATAATAGTAGTGGTGATTTCTTCACTGTAAACTCTTATAATAAGGATAGATATACGAATGATATGCCAGCAATAGCTGGAAATAGGGCAAGCGATGTCCTTGACTTCAGACCAAGGGTTAAAAAATTTGATCCAGCAGATTTTCCTGCAGGAAATGCAAAATCACCGTTTGCGTATAGTCATAGAATATTTGATACAACAACTAGATACATAATCACTCCTGATGAGAGTTCTGTTGTTGGATATAGTTACTACTTACCTAGAATTGATAAATTAGTAATTAATAAAAATGAGCAAGTAAAATTAATAAAGGGTGTTTCTGCTGATAAACCAGCACCTCCAACTGAAGTTGGTGACTCTATGGAGATCGCTCAAATAACATATCCACCATATCTTTATGATCCTATTAAAGGACCTAAGATTAAATTATATGATAATAGAAGATTTACTATGAGGGATATTGGAAAACTTGAAAAGAGGATTTCCAACCTTGAAGTAATGACTTCATTAACTGCTCTAGAATTAGATACAAAATCACTTCAAGTTAAGGATGCTGATGGTATTGATAGATTTAAGACTGGTTTTGTTGCTAATGACTTTAAAAATAGAGATTTTATTAGATTTACTAGTAAAACTGAAGATGTATCTAGATGTGATGTAGATATAGTTAACAATGAATTAATTAGTGCGGTTGATTTCTGGTCAATGAAGGCAGAATTGGGACTTAATCCTGGAATTAATGTTGATACTGCTGATATGTCATCCAATTTGAATCTTTTAGATCCAAATTGCCAAAAGACTGGTGATCTAATAACACTTAAATATGATGAAGTAGAATGGATCAATCAACCACAGGCATCTGGTGTTGAAAATATTAACCCATTTAATGTTATTACATATGTTGGTGCTATTCAATTAGATCCACCATCAGATAACTGGACAAGAACAATTTATATTGATAATAATAGGGTAGAATCAACTGGTAATACTTGGAATACAATATCTAATGTTGTTTCTGATAACACAGTAACATCAACAGATGTCACTGTAACTAGTGAAGAGATTGATCCTGGAGAAGATGATCCTGCAACACATGGACAGTTTGATGGTAATCATATTGATACCACCACAACAACTACTACAACTACAACACAAACAGTAGAAACTAGTTTCACCAATCAAATGACTGGTGATAATCAAGAGTTTGATTATGTTGAAAGTGTGAAGATTTCTGGAGAGAGTGATACTTTCATGAGATCTAGAAATGTATATTTTGCTGCTAATGGTTTAAAACCATTTACAAAGCATATTCACAAGTTAGATAGTGGTGTACCTGATATCTTCCCTAAGATAATTGAAATTTCAACCATAGCAGGAACTCAAGGTTTCAAAGTTGGTGAAAATGTTAAGGTTATGAATGGAACTACCCAAATAGGGTATGTTAAGGCACAAGCACCTAATCATAAATTTGGAGATACTAGTAGACCAGAATTTGCTGCTGGATTGGGATCACCTTCAGTAGTCGTTGAAAAATATACAGTAGATCCTTTTGATAAATCTAGAATTGGACCTGCTGAGACATATTCATCAACATCATTATTGTTTAACTGTGATGTTAGTGCTTTGGCAAATGGATCAAATTATTTTGGTTATGTTGTTAAGGGTGCAAAATTAATTGGAGAAGAGACTGGAACTGAAGCTACTGTAACCAATGTAGATTTAATGTCTGATAATTGGGGTGATGTTTTAGGAGCATTCTTCTTTAGAGATCCACATGTAACACCACCACCATCTGTATTATTCTATACTGGAAGAAAGACATTTAGAATAACTGCTAATACTACTGGGGAATTTGTACCACCAGGAAGTACTGCTCTTGCTAGTGATGCTACAGGAACATTTAGTGGAACAGGTACTATTTTAACTCAGACCACAAGTACAGTTGGAGTTAGAAATCCACCCCCACCAGCACAGAAACCAAATGAAACTACAACTACTATTAACATAAACCAGGAATCATCTACAGTAAGAGTAGAAGCACCTTACAGGGATCCTTTGGCACAGACATTTACTGTGGATGAAACTGGGGCATTCTTAACTTCATTTGACGTTTATTTCTTTAAGAAAGACCCAAATGCTAAAGTTTTTATTGAACTTAGAGAAGTTGAATTAGGAACACCTACAAGTTTCCTTGTTCAAGATTTTGCTCAGACTTCATTAAATCCAAATAATATTAATACTTCAGTTGATGCTACTGTAGCAACTACTGTTAAATTCCCATCACCAGTTTACTTAGAATCTGGTAAGGAATATGCTCTTGTATTCTTATCACCTGGATCTGATGAATATGAGATGTGGGTTGCTACTATGGGTCAAAAGAGTGTTACTCCTCCTAGTGGATTACCTGCAAGTACAAGTGATTCTCAGTTTGGTGTTGTTACTAAACAATATATTGGTGGTAGTTTATTCAAATCTCAAAATGGTACAATTTGGACACCAAGCCAATATCAAGACCTTAAGTTTACTCTTAGAAAAGCAGAATTTGTACCATCAGGAACTACAACATTTTATAACACACCAATTGAACCTGGTAATATTAATACTTCTAGTTTACATACCAATCCTATTAGAACTTTACCAAGAAAATTAAAATTTGGTGTTGGAAATATTACTGAAACCGAATCAGCACTTTTACCAATAGGTAGAAAAATTAGTAGTGGTTTAATTACTGACGAGGAAGATAATAGTATCACAGGTGTAATTGAAGATAGAGGTGCTCCAATTATGGCCAGCCCTATAGGATTAAAATTATTATCTGGTGGATCTGGTTATTTTAGAGATGGTGGTACTGGTAATATTACTGCAGGATATTTAACTTCAGTCACTGGTAGCGGAACTGGTGCTAGAGCAACTTTTGCTGTAAATAATACAACTGGAAAAGTTACAGCAGTTAGTGTTGTAACTGCTGGTGGATCTGGATTTGTTGTTGGTGAAATATTAACTGTTGATAATGTTCTATCTGCTGGTCAATCACTGGAAAAAGGAAATGGTGCTAGATTTGTAGTAACAGATATTAAGGATGATCTTGACACACTATTCCTTACAGATGTACAAGGTGAAAAATTTGTTACTAATGACACTATTATTCATTATGGGGCAGCGAATGATACTAGAACACTTTTAGGAAATAGTGCTAAAGTTACATCTGATTCTGTTGTCACAGATGATATTAACTCAGGAAATGTAATAGAAGTTATCCAGTACAATCATGGTCATCATGGTTCTAATAATAAAGTTAGAATTACAAATGTTGAACCCGATACTGTTAAGACAACTATTACTGCGGATTTATCAGCAACTGGTACAGAAGTTGCCGTTGCTAGTACCTCATCATTCTCTAAATTTGCTGGTATTACTACAGATAGAGGCGAAGCACTTATAAATGGAGAAATTGTTTCTTATCTTATCGGTGTTGATAAATTAAGTTTCTCTGCTAGAGGTGCTGAAGGATCAACTGCTCTTTCTCATTCAGATGGAGATAGTATTCAGACATATGAAATTAATGGTATGCCTTTGGTTAAGATTAATACTACTCACGATATACCATCAAATCAGACTTTAAGAAATAGTACTAATATTGATAATTATTTCTTAGAAATCAGTAGAGGTACTGGTAATCGACTAGCAGGAAAAAATCAATTAAACTTTACTGATGAAAAAGCAGTTGGTGGACCTAATGTTGGTATATCACAAAACCATCAGTTTAGTAATGCTTCTGCTAAGTTTAATGTGATTACACCTGGTATAACTCGTGTTAATTCTTCCTTTAGAACAGTAAGTGGAACAAGTGCTAATGGAAATGAGGTATCATTTATTGATCAAGGATTTGAACCTACAATTTTAAATGAAACTACATTCTTCCCAACTCCTAGATTATCTGCTTCTAAAATTAATGAATCTGAAAGATTAGAAACTTTACCTAAGAGTAAATCTCTTTCATTGAAAGTTGATATGACTTCAAATGATAAAAATTTATCTCCTGTGTTAGATGTACAAAATGCTACGTTTGTTTTAGGAAGAAATAAGATAAATGATCCAATAGGTGCAGATAACTATGCCTCTGATGATCAAACAAATGGAATAATTGGAGATCCACATGGTTCAATGTTTATTTCTAAGAAAGTTAACTTAAAGCAACCAGCAACTTCAATTAAGGTATTTGTTGCTGCCAATGTTAGACCACAAGCAGATTTCAGAGTTTATTATAGATTATTTACTGCGGATTCAAGTGAAGTATCATCAACATACAGAGCATTTCCTGGATATAAAAATCTAATTGATACTGATGGTGATGGTTATGGTGATCAAATTATTGATCTTGGATTAAATGATGGTAGGTCAGATGCTTTAGTTAAAAAGAATGGTCAAGATGATTTTTCTGAATATCAATTTACTGCTAATGATTTAGAACAGTTTAGTGGATTTACAATTAAGATTGTAATGACATCTACTAACGAATGTGTTCCTATTAGACTTAAAGACTTTAGAGCAATTGCTTTAGCGTAACAATTGATAAATACTTATAAGTATTGCTTATAGGTATATCTTGAAGTCATTTAAAAATTTTTTAAACGAAGCTGCTAATGCTATAAAAAAGTTAGGTGATAGTGGATGGGCAACTAGACTTAAAGGTAAAGGTGGGTATACTGATTCTAGTGGTGAATGGTATTTTAAAACGACAAGAGAATTATTTAAAAAGTCAAAATATAATGGAGATTTGAAGAAATCTGATCTCAATAAATATAACGGTAAGATAAATGGCGAATATAAAAAGATAACAAATCCAGTTAAATCTAAAGAACCAAAAGTATGATACCAGTTGAAGGTCATAAAAACCTATTTCGTGATGAAAATACAGGTGCTATATTAAGCGTTGATAATAATGCTTATAGTTCTTATGTTTCTGCTAGAAATAAAAAGAGTGATGAACGAGCAGAATTGGATAAAATGAAGGAAGATATTAATGAAATCAAACAACTACTTAAAAATTTAACTAAGCAGATAACATAGAAACATATAAATAAATATATAGATTCTGAATTGGTTACATAAATGGCAGACATCAAGGTAAGAGTTGGGCAACATAATGCTGTGAAGGTTGTTTCCTCACTTGCTGGTGCTCAGGGATTATCTCTTGCTGAACTCAGCGATGTCAGTGCTTCGACTCTGTTAAATGGAATGGTCTTAGTTTATAATGCTGCAACTCAAAAATGGGATGCTACTAATGAATTAACACCTGGAACGGAACAAAATTTAAACATTAACGGGGGAAATTTCTAAATGGCTAGTATTATCAGGATCAAACGATCCTCTGGAACCGATAAACCTGCCAGCCTCAATTGGGGTGAAATGGCCTATGTGACAGGTATTGGTAGTTACGGTGGTATAAATCAGTATAAAGATAGAATATACATTGGCGATGATGGTAATAATGTACATTCAATAGGTGGTCAGTTTTACACCTCTATGATGGAACATGCAGCAGGTTCTGTTGCTGGTGTTCAGAATACAAGAAATAGTGATGGTGGTATAGTTGCCGTCATGGACAACCAAAGAAAGGTTGACCAGTGGAATGTAGATAATCTTAGACTGGATCTGAATACAATATCATCTACTAATGTGGATGGTGATGTTATATTCGATACTAATGGTAATGGTCATGTTAATGTTGTAGATGATACTTTCTTATCATTTGGTACTGATAAAGATGCCAAAATAGAATATGATGAGAATGGGGATGATAGTGTAAAGGTAACTGGTGCTTCATGGGAGTTTGATACTAGTGTTAAAGTTACTGGTAAAGGTAAGTTTGGATGTGTTGGGATAAGTTCTAATGTTATTGAAACTGAAGCAGGATGTGGAGATCTTCTGTTTATTGACCCATATCCAGATGGATTAAGTAATGAAGGTACTGTTGTTATTAAAGGTAGTTTACAAGTAGATGGAACAACAACATCTGTAAACTCTACAACATCAACATTAAATGATCCAATTTTACACTTGGGTGATTTAACCAGTGAAAGAACAGTAATGCAACCTGTTGTTGCTGGTATTAGTACAATTACTCTAGATTCTGTTATTGGTATTAATACGGGTGATGTTGTTGGATCAAGTTCTGCTTTATCAGCATCTGGCGTAGCAACTGTTACTTCATATGACGAATCAAAGAGAATTATTACTGTTGATCAAACTATTGGTGCTCCAGGTATTACTACCACTACACAATTAACTATTACTCACGCATACGATACAAATACTGATCGTGGTATTTCTTTCGGATATAATACAAGTAGTGGTGCTGGTAATAATAAGTTAGGATTCTTTGGTTATATTGACCAAACTAATCCAAATAGTAGTGCTACATCAAGAGCATGGACTTATATTCCTGACGCTAGTACTGCCAATGCTTTAGTAACTGGAACTAGAGGATTCCTTGATATTAAAGGTATCTACTATCAAACTGGTGATTACAATACTCATGGTGTTGTATATTTTGATGAAGATGGATTACAGACATCAACTAATGCTGTAGCATCTCCAGTTAATACATCAAAACAAATATTAACTGCTATTACTAAAAATACTCTTTCTTTATCTGGCAGTATAACTGTTACTGCTGGTGATGTTATTAGACAAGATAGCACTGCGGCTTATGGTGTTGTTGAAGCTGGTGGAACTGGAGGTTTAATAAGTTTAATTGGTGTTGAAGGTACATTCGATACTACTAACAATTTAAGAAGAGAAGGTAATAATGGTGCAGTTGAAAACTTATCCGTAACAGCATCTGCTGTTAATGTGATATATACTAATAAGCCTAGTTGGACTTCAACACTAGACGGGGGTACATTCTGAGTTAAATTATGCAACAACCAAATAATGGAAGTGACGTTGACGTTAATGTTTTAGTGAATTTATATCATCAAAGACTTTCTAATACATTAAATCAAAATGTTCTTTTAGAAGCAAAAATTGAAACAATGAAAAATGATTTTGAAAAAGACAAAATGGATTTGCTACAGCAAATATTAGAATTGAAAGAACAGGTTAGTAATAAAAATAAAACTGAAAAAATTACGAAACCAAAACCCACAGGCAATATAGCATCAAGATAAATGGCGAAACCATCAACCAGACAAGGACTTATTGATTATTGCTTGAGAAAGCTAGGTGCTCCTGTATTGGAAATTAACGTTGCTGATGACCAAATAGATGATTTAGTTGATGATGCTATTCAATTATTCAACGAACGTCATTTTGACGGTGTTGAAAGAATGTATCTTAAGTATAAACTTACTCAAGAAGATCTTGATCGTGGTCAAGCAAAAAATACTGATGGAGTTGGTATTGTAACCACATCTGCTACTTCTACAAGTATTAGTGGATATGGAACTACAACAAATAACTGGTACGAAACATCTAATTTTTTACAGGTTCCTGATTCTGTAGTTGGAATAGAAAAGATATTTAAGTTTGATAGTAGCACCATATCAGGTGGAATGTTTAGTATCAAATATCAGTTATTTTTAAATGATCTTTATCAGTTTAATTCTGTTAACTTATTACAGTATGCAATGACTAAATCATATCTTGAGGATATTGATTTTTTACTTACAACTGATAAGCAAGTAAGATTTAATAAGAGACAAGATAGATTATATTTGGATATTGACTGGGGTGCTGAAACTGTTGGTAATTGGTTAGTTCTTGATTGTTATAGAGCATTAGATCCAACATCATTTACTCAAGTTTATAATGATCCTTTTCTCAAATTGTATCTCACTGCTCTAATAAAGAGACAATGGGGGCAAAATTTAATTAAATTTAAAGGAGTTAAGTTACCAGGTGGAATAGAAATGAACGGTAGGGAGATTTATGATGATGCTGAAAGGGAGATAGAATCTCTCAGATCAAGAATGGCTAATGAATATGAATTGCCACCATATGACTTTGTGGGTTAATGAAACATGGCATTAAATCCATTCTTTTTACAAGGTGCTTCTTCTGAGCAGAGACTAACACAAGATTTAATAAACGAACACCTTAAGATGTATGGTGTTGAAGTAACTTATATTCCAAGAAAAGTTATAGGTACTGATAATGTTTGGAATGAAATAGAATCTTCCAAGTATGATGATAATTTTAGTATAGAAGCATATGTAAATACGTATGAAGGTTATTCTGGTGCTGGTGATGTATTAACTAAATTTGGTATGAATATTCGTGATGAAGTCACACTTACAATATCTAAAGAAAGATTTGAGGATTTTATCTCACCATTTATGGCAGGTTTGGATGATGGAACTGATGAGAGTGAGATAATATTATCATCCAGACCAAGAGAAGGTGATTTAGTTTATTTTCCTTTAGGTCAAAGATTATTTGAAATAAAGTTTGTAGAACATGAAGATCCATTTTACCAATTAGGTAAGAATTATGTTTATCAACTTAAATGTGAACTCTTTGAACTTGAAGATGAAGTTATTGATACTTCTATAGAAGCAATTGATACTCAAGTTAAGGATGAAGGTTATATAACAACATTAAAATTAGTTGGTTTGGGTCGGACTGCATTAGCAACCGCATCATTAGGTAGTGGTTACGTTAGTGAAATATTCTTGAATAATGATGGATCAGGATTTACTTCAGCACCAACTATAACCTTTAGTGATTCACCTGCTAATGATACCACTAAAGCAATTGGTATCATGACAACCAGAGCAAATGTCACTTCTATAGAAAAGATTTTAGTATTAAATGCTGGTTCTGGTTATGTTACTCCACCTACTATTAGTTTTAGTGGTGGTGGTGGAACTGGGGCAGCAGCAACTTGTTCTATTCAACCTGGATTTAATGGAGTTGTTAGAATTAATGTTATAGATGGTGGTGTTGGATATGGAACAGCACCTACAGTTACTGTTGAAGCACCTGGATCTGGAACCAGAGCAACTGGTATAACATCGGTTGGAGTTAGTGGTCAGAATAGAGTTGTTAAATTTGTTTATGTAGATAATCCAGGTAAAGGATATACTTCATCACCAACAGTGACTATTGCTGATCCAGAATCTATGGTTGGTGTAGGGACATATCAATACAATGAAATTGTCAAGGGTTCTAGATCAGGAACAACTGCAACTGTTAGGTCTTGGGATGTTGATACTAAGGTACTTTTGGTTACAAATGTTGGAATTGGATCGACTGTAGCAGGATTCTTTGGTGGTGAAGAAATTGTGGGTCAGATATCTGGAGCAAAATATGCGACTGCTTCATATAATTCTGATGATGCTAATGATAAATATAGTGATGGTGGTGAGTTTGAATTTCAAGCTGATCAAATCATTGATTTTACAGAATCTAATCCCTTTGGTGTAGTTTAATGTTTGGTACATATTTTTATCACGAAATACTGAGAAAAACTGTTATATCTTTTGGAACAGTATTTAATGATATACATGTTCGTCATCAGGATAATGAAGGCAAGGATCTTGTTGATACTAAGGTTCCTATTGCTTATGGTCCTAGACAAAAATTTCTAGCAAGACTACAACAACAACCAGAACTTAATAAAGCAGTTGCTATAAGTTTGCCTAGAATGTCTTTTGAAATGTCATCAATTACATATGACCCTTCAAGAAAATCTGGAATAACTCAAACATTTAAAGCACAGGACGGTAAGAAATTTAAAAAAGTTTTTATGCCCGTTCCTTATAATATTGGGTTTGAATTAAATATACTTACAAAATTACAAGATGATTCCTTACAGATATTAGAACAAATATTACCATTTTTTCAACCAGGATTTACATTAACAGTAGATCTAGTTAATTCTATTGGAGAAAGGAGAGATATTCCTTTAATTTTAAATGGTATAGAGTATTCTGATGACTATGAAGGTAATTTTGATACTAGAAGATCCTTAATATATACGTTAAGTTTTACTGCAAAGACCTACATGTTTGGTCCTATCGCAGATACTACAGATGGACTTATACGTAAGGTTCAAGTTGATTACTATTCAGATACTAACACGAGAACTGCTAATCGTGAAATGCGGTATAGAGTAGAATCAACTGCTAAAAAAGATTACAATGATGACCAGGTTATTGATGCTGCTGACAACATGCTAATAGAACCAGGTGATGATTTCGGTTTTACCGAAAGTAGAGAATTCTTCGACAATTCTAAAGATTACAGCCCCACCCGTAAAGTAGACATCTAATGAAAACATTCAACGAATTTTCCGAAGGACTAAAACAAGCACGTAAAAATGTTGGTGCTGATAAATGTTGGGATGGTTATAAGGCAAAAGGAACTAAGAATAAGGATGGTAAGGAAGTTCCTAATTGTGTAAAGGAAGGTAAGAAAAAAGGTAAGAAAAAGGGTCTTTGGGATAATATCCATGCTAAAAGAAAGCGTGGTGAAAAACCAGCAAAACCAGGTGATAAAGATTATCCAAAAACATTAAATGTTGAAGAAGGTGCTGCTTGGACAAAAAAATCAGGTAAAAATGAAAAAGGTGGTTTAAATGAAAAGGGTCGTAAGTCCTATGAACGTGAAAATCCTGGTTCAGATCTAAAAGCACCAAGTAAGAAAAAAGGCAACAAGCGTAGAAAGTCTTTCTGTGCTCGTATGAAAGGTATGAAGAAGAAACTTACTTCTGCCAAAACAGCAAGAGATCCTGATTCAAGAATTAATAAGTCCTTAAGGGCTTGGGATTGTTAATACTATGAAAGATAATTATGACGATTTAAATGAAACCTTTAACACTGAAATAGAAGTTCAGAAAGTTAACGAAGGTGGTTGTGTCCGAAGAAAGGACACAATGACCGATATTAC